GCTTTAGGATCGTATTTGCATTGATATTCAGATGGTATGAATTCCAAGTACTCAAATATTTGACTTTCAATGGTGTTGTTCTGTCCTTTGAAAATGCAAACGACTTGTTTTTTGTCTAGCTTTTCACATTTTACTTTACGACAGGTGGTCATGATTTCGTTTGCATCAGCCACCTTGCCTTTCAGAAACATAACAAACAAAGTGAGGACAGAGACCCCTAAACCAATCATCACAATCCAAGCTATAATCTCAACAAACTTTTGACGGCGTTCACGTTGTGCATATAATGTTTCCTGTCTACGTTTTCTAATCTGGCCCTCCATACGGACTAGCTCATCCCAAGATGATCTGCCCATCGTCATGCCAATCCATTGTTTGAGTTCATACCGCTGTTCTTCCGCTTTTTTCTTAGCGGCGAATGTCTGTATGGCTTCTTGCTCAACACTCTGACCATTAAACAACTTTTTGAATATCGGAGGGTTCTTTGCTTCTTTTTCCATTTGGTCAAGATCGGAAAGCGCACCCATCCATCTTGATAGGTCTGACGCCATTGATTCGATATCTCGCCCTATCGCAAAGCCTTTTTTTAATGTGGTAAATGCCGCACTGGCAGTTGCCATAGCTGTAACTGGGTCCATAAAACAATCTCCAAGACTGTCCTTTTGGACAATGGTTACGCCATTTGGCTAAAACTAAAAGTGTTCTGTTATCGTTATTGGCGGGTCATATGTTGCCAAAATTTTTTTCTTCATTCGATAAACAGGTGTCATCGTTGCTTTACTCTTAACATCTTCGATGATTTTAACTCCATTTTTGAAATAAGAAAAGTCCGCAACATATTTGCCTATTTTTTTTCCATTTACCATTAAGGGAAACTCAGGCTGTAATCTCAAATTTTCTATGTATCCAGATTTGGCAAGCATCTTTAGCTCCCCATACCTAGACGCTTCTTTTTTTGAGTCGAATGTAATCCCATCGACCTGAGTTTTAATATTTCTATATTTGCTAATTACCATTGGCATACAAAATACAGCAGTTGTTTTGACGATTGGAACATATAATACAGCAGTTGGGATAACAAATAATTTCGATTGAGTTTCTGAAATTTTCTTTTTGCTTTTCTTTCAGCAACATAACAGTCATAATGAAAATGCAAAAAATCCTAAGAGGTACGATATGAATGATACTTTCAAGACACATAATGTGTCACACTTATCCGCATCTACGATAAATTTGTGGATATCCAATCCCGCAATGTGTTTGATGAAGATAGCTGGCTACTCGTCTGAGGTTGGTCCAGCGGCTTGGCGAGGGATTGGCGTTGATCGAGCCGTTACCGCTCTTGTTCAAAACAAGAAAATGAAAATGGAAACCGCTCTAGAAATAGCTGACATCGAGTTTGAAGATAGACGGCGGTCAGTTAAATCTTACTTTTCTGAACAAAAAATAGACAAAGAACAAGAGCATATGCGGCGTTGTGTGAAAGCCGCATATGTAAGCATTGTTGAATCATACAGGGCCAGTGACTTCCAATCTTCACAGGGCAAGGTCTCTGTTGATATTGACGACATATCTGTACCGTTTATCGGTTATTTTGACTTGTTGTTCTCTGATAAAGTTGTTGATCTAAAAAGCAAGGGTCAGGCTATATCAAAACCGCCTTTGTCTGATTGTCGGCAACTCAGTATTTATCAAAAGGCCACAGGCAAAACTCCTTGGGTGGTTTACATCACACATAAAGAGGTGAGGCAGTTTATGATTGAAGACTGCGACAAACACCTTGCAGAAATACGCTCTGCCGCACTGTCTCTGGAAAAGATACTGTCTGTCTCAGATGATATTGAGGATTGCTGTAGGTTTTTATATCCAGACCTTGATCACTGGATGTGGTCTGAACAGGATAGAGTTGAAGCTAAACGCATATGGAGGATGAAATGAACGTAGCTGAAACGATTTGGAACAATCTGACAGAACATGAAATAGATGATCGTGATATCCAAGCCCAAACGCATACGCGCAAAAAGAAAGTGTTGGATAAACGAACCAATAAAACAGAGTGGATTGAAGAGGAATATCAACTTCACTACTACAGTTGGGGTGCTTGTTGGCGTGAACTTATGAATCGCTACCCCAGTGCTGCCTATGAGTTCAGCACGTTTGAGCGTGAAGGCAAGCTGTATGACGTGATGTACTACGCTGACAGCACCGCCAGTGTTCACTGCACTGTAACCATCGAGGGTGTTTCACGTGAAATGTGGTTGCCTGTTATGGACTTCAGGAACAAGGCCATACCAAATCCTGATGCACGAGCCATCTCAGACGCCAAGATGAGATGTCTGGTAAAGACTGTCGCAATGTTTGGTCTGGGTCTGGACATATATGAAGGTGCTTATATACCGCCTGAAGATAGACCTGAACCTGATGATGAAACTCCAGATGAGGAGATGCCAAGTCTACCTGAATTCTGCGTCTATAATTTATCTGGAACAAAAATGGCCTCGTTCAACGATGGTCAAAGTTGGATACGACATATGGAGAACAAGCCTCCAGAGGATCGATCCAATGATCATAATCGAACTGTATCAGAGGCAGTTATCGACTATGTGATGAATTACCCAAGAATGCGAGACAAGACAAAAACAGAAACGATTACACGCATTCGCAACCTGTTTGTATGAAAGAAAGGCTTTAATCATGCTTCAAGCTATCAAGAAATTGTCCAATGTATTCCCGTGGAGAAAGATACACGGCGGTTCTTCTAAGCAAGCCAGTGAGCTTCCTAGCAAGACGTTTTCAGTCAAATCTGATGAAAACAAACCAATTCATCATGAATACCCTTTGAATGGACTTAATCGCACAAAATACGGTGGCAACATTGAGTTGGCTAAAAACATGGGCATTGGAGACTATGTGTTTTGCCCAAATAGATCAGCCGCCGCATCCCTAACAAAAAACATCTCTAATATCTGGGGCAAAAAGTCTAGCAAGAGCAAGACAATGACAAATGGGTCAGTCAAGGTCTGGAGACAAAAATGAAAACCAAGAAAGTAAAAAAGCTGTGGAAAGGCACTTTGGTTTCCGTTCGAGATTACGAAATCAAGTCAGCCATCGAGGCTGGTGGTATGAGGATCGAGTTCAACGATGAGGTTATGGAGCTAACTGTAGATCAACTCAAAATTCTCAAACCGAATGGTCAATCCCACATGAGCAAATTCAAAGGCCAGTATCAACTTGTTGATATAACTTGGAAGCCACTAACACACGACCCAAGACAGGAGACAATGAATGTCTGATAAAGTTTTTGACAACAGCAACAGCGGTTGCTTATTCGATGCGCCAAACATGGAGATATACAGACAGGGCAAATGCCATGTTGATGGAGTGGAAAGGGAATTTCTTATTTCAGTGACACATAATAATCAAAAGGGTGAAACCTATTATGATCTGTATGAAAAGGTTGGCAAAGTAAGTCCTAATCGCAACAAGAAAAGTGAAAACTCGCCTGACATGATAGGAGATTTTCAAGCCTACCCTCCAAACCATTTTGAGGTGGGTGATGATCCTCGCTACATGATTTTTGGAAACAAAAGAATAGGCAACAGCTCCAAAAAAGAGTTTACAGCAGTGAGTGTAAAACCAAAAGAAGATCGAAAGCCTACCAACAACACTCATGGAGACAATGTGGTATCAATGGATAACAAATCAGATGATTCGCCGCCTCCTCCAAGGTCAAATCCATTTTGACAAGCACATGAGATTATGAAAATATGAACTTGAGGCTGATGCTTTTCTTCTTGGGATCAATCTCAGTTCATAATTCCTCCCTTAACTAACCCCACTGCTACGGCGGTGGGGTCTTTTTGTATCTCCACTACTGCCAAGAAACTTGCTGTAACTTGGCGAGATGGACGCTTCATTGGAAAAAACATGAATCAAGCCAGTGACGCTCCTAGAGCGATTAGGGGGGTGTTGCATTTTTTCCTAAAAAACAGAAAAAAATACCCAAAAAGCAAAAAAAACCTTTTTTTCTTCAAAAAAATATTCCATAAGGAGAACGTAAGGAGGTCTGGATAAGACAACATGGTACGGGGTAGCCGCAGATGTGAACCCAAAGCCCAAACTTCTAGACCTCTTTACATCTTATTTTTCACAAGCCCATGGAGGATGAAATCATGGCCCAGAAATCTCTGAATGTAGGCGACAAGGCACAGTGCGTAGATGACGAATGTTTTTATTGGGGGTGCATAGTCACCGTTATAAAGTCTGCGATAAGCCCTAGCTGCAGTGTTGTAAGATTGGACGGCAGTTGTGTTGAGTTTGTTTGCTCAGATGATCTGTTAGTGAAGGTGGGATCATGAGCATTCGTATTGAAGACCTTGACCCTGATTTCCAGCGGATGCTTCGTGATCAAGGTATCAAAGAGCCACGCAAGCACACTTTTGGCATCGAGGAAAAAAGCCGCTATGCGATCAAGGTGCTTTCTATCGTTTCCAACCTGACGCAAGACCAGCGCAAGCGTGTCCTTCAACACGCGCTGACTATGAACACCCCGCCAAGGAGCAAGTCATGACAGACCCAAACCCAGACTTCCCCCCGCTTACTAATAAGCGTGCTAAGTTTAGAGCAACAGTTAGCACTTGGTACACAAATGACGGCACGAGAGTGGATCATCAAGAGACATTCAGTGGCGAAACAATATCTGATCTTGGTTACATGCGTATGCACCACTGGCACAGGCATGTTCTGCAGCCTTTGACTATACCGCCAGACGAATACTTAGGCTTCGCCTACAGCCAAGGTAAATGGAACATACTATATGCCCCAGTTGTCCCTGTCTTCACAGGCAACAAGTTTCATGGATACTACTATTTCTGGAACTGCAGCATACAAAGGTATGACTTATTCAAACAACACCAACTGTTGGATGAGGCGTACAGAAAACAACATGAAGAAACACCAAAAAAATGGTGGTCATACGACCCTGAGAGCATCACTTACAAAAACACTTATGGCAAAGGAGCATGAACATTGAGTGCTGATATCAAAAGAGAAATCTTCATTGAGATGGCGGAAGGTCGAACCAATCGCTGTATCAAGAACATCCGCCTGTTGCGCGAGTTGTCCAATCCCAACAAGTATCAATACAATGTTGGTGACATAGAACGTATCCAACAAAGGGTGCAAGACGAGCTTGATGCGATGATGCATGATTTCAAAGCCAGCTTGTTGGCTGACAACGATTTCAAACTGTAAGGGAGATCAGTAGGATGAACATCTTTTACCTTGACCCGAACCCAAGGCGTTGTGCGCAGATGCACTGCGATAAGCATGTAGTCAAAATGATATTGGAGACTGCTCAGATGCTATCAACAGCGCACAGATATCTTAGCCCAACAGAATACTGTGAGAAATACTCATTGTTTCAACCAGTATTTCAACATCACCCTAGCACCAAGTGGTGCATGGAAACCTCTGCCAATTACCAGTGGCTATCTAATCTCTTTGATGAGTTGAACTTGGAGTATTGGTTTCGCTGGGGCAGAAATCATGAGCCTGAGAGGTGGCACTCAGCAAGTCGAATGATAGGAGCCTTGGGCCATATGCCTTTACGTATTCCTCAGGGGCCATTTTCTGACCCGCCGCAGTGTATGCCAGATGAGTATAAAGGCCCAGACGCAGTGCAAGCCTATCACCGCTACTATCTAGGAGCGAAAGCATACTTTGCTAAGTGGGCGCACGGCCCGACCCCGCAATGGTGGATGGAGGCGCAAGATGCAACATCGTGATTGGTATAACCTTTACAATCTCCAGCCTAATGATTGGCTTCATATGAACAGTCAGAGAACAGATGGTTTATTCACGCCATTCAAACAACGTATCATGAGGCTAATCCTGAGGCACAGACAGAAAAAATCGACTAACTGAAACTTTTTTCTGTTTTCTGGAAAAAAAATCGAAAAAAGGGCTTTTCTTTTTCAGATTATAGGTCCATGGTATCTGTAATGGTTCTTTGAAGAACCAACCATAACCTATAAGGATGACAGAAATGACACAGTTTACTTCAAATGAGATCGCCGCCATGAAGATGTGCCTTAACTATACTGACCGTGATACCCAGTTGAGCGACAACCACAGTGATGCAACACCAGCAGACATTGGTATTGCCCTCGGTTGGAACAAGCAACAGGTTGGCGGTGTGCTTGCTAACCTTGTGATGAAGGGAATGGCTTGGGTCGATTACAGAGGCAGTGAAGCTGACCAAATGGTTCGCAATAATCCTGAGTTCCACGTCATCTATCTGCATGACGCTGGCGTAAATGCAATCTTTGACATCATTGAAGGGGAGGTGGCCTAACGGCCCCCCCCAGAAGGGAGACAGACCAATGAAACTTGTTATCATCATGCAACACGAGGAGTCATGCGTAAATCGGTGGCGTCCAAAGTTTGGCGACATCTTCATTGTTGAGGATGTCAGCTTCAATCAACGCCAAACCATTCAGCGTTTTGGCATCCCATTCCTTGCCAAGTTGCTTGAGTGCGGCATGGACATCACCATGGATCAGGTCGCAAATGCAGAACGTGATCGTGGTCATGCTGATGCGTACTGGCGTGAGTACGTCAAGCATTGGGTTCTGGTCGAGGATGACGTTGATCTGGTTGAGGCTGGCCTGATTGAGTCGTGGAGTCAGCCTTGGACGCTGACCTTCAGCAAAGAGCGTAAGCAGTGGACCGCTAATCGCTTTGTCGTCAACGAGGGTTACTGGTCTACTGCGCCCTCAGGAAACGAGTACGAGGGCAAGTGGGAGGGATATGCCCTTGCTGACGGTGGTCAGCGCGTAGAACGCTCCTACAAGGAGCATTATGTGGAGCGGCAGGTAGCTTAGGCTATCTGTCCCAACCCCGTTGTCTATGGAGGATGATATGACTTGGACAACTGAACGACTGCATGAGGTCATGCAGAACATTGTCAACGACCCATCAGAGGTCAATATGCACACTCAGATTGCACGACTGTCTGAAGATGAGTGCAAAACACTTCGCCGTGTTATGTGGTCTGTTGAGACCAATGTGAGTGACCGTGAGTCTGTTTATGATCGGGAGAATGATCATGTCTAAATTTATTACAAAACTTAACCTTACCCCAAGCCAAACTTTTTTGGTTTGGGAGGCTGTTAACAACACTTGGTTCACTAATGCAAAAAAAGAACAGTTGCAACTTTGCCGATTGTTAAGGCGTCAACTCCTCGATATTTCCCATGGCTGTGAAGATAATTCAAAAATGTTGGATGACACTGACGAGATTTTGAAAAATGAGTGGTTGGAAAATCGAGGTGAATTTGCCGAACATGGCCTCACTAAAAAAGGTTTTTATGCAGTCAAAAACAAAAAGCGTGAGGAGATGGGGATATGATTAGCTGGCACAATGCGCCGCAATGGTCTCGAAAGGGTTATGTCTATCAACCAGAAGTTGATGAGGATGAGGAGGGCATACGCAAAGCAACTCACAGGTGTGTGAGCAGGGTTGATCCTAATGATGTAATGATATCATCACACACGCCTTATCACTGGATGAGTAACGATGAGTTCAACAAATTTGTAGATATGATGGTGAGGATAAGATCATGAGGATGTTATGTATTTTGGCGGCAAGTTGTCTGACCGCCTGTGCTTCAAAGCCAGTTGTTGATTTAAGATCGTCAGAGAATTTGGCACAGTTTTATCAACGCGATCTGATGGAATGTCAGCAGTTGGTCGAAAGTAGCCGCAGTTGGCTGGACAAACCTCTGCTTGGTGTAGACTTAATGTTGTCTGATTGCTTGGAGGGGCGAGGTCATAATGTCCTTAATTGAACCAATGACAGGTCAAGAGCTAAAGGATTGGCGGCTGGAACTGGGCTGGACCCAGAAACAAGCCGCTAATGCTTTAGGTTTTAGGCATAGATCGAGCATTTCACAGTTGGAGCGGGGTCATCAATATGTCACTCCAAAAGTGGCAAAACTTGCTCGAATGATTTTAGATTATGAACTAGCAACATGATGGAGAATGTTATGGCTAGAAACATGATAAATATCTTGTTTGCAACTTTGGTTGGGGTTTGCTTTTTACTTATGATTGAATTCACCCTAATAAACCTCGTGCTGGGTTGTGAGACATGGAATGAACAGCTTTGGGATGAGAACAATTCCTGCATCACTTTGTCTAAAATGTTGGGATTTTAGATATGCTTCGCTCAACCAAAACAAGCGGTGATTGGGACGTCATAAGTGATGAACTGATTGAACTTGTCAATCAATTATCCAATGACGATGTATCAAAAATATTAGATTGTTTCTCATCGAGGATCATTGTCTGGGTAGACGATGATGATGGTAGAAAAGCCAAAAACATTCGATGTGCTTCTTTGAATGGAACTTTTATCCAATTGCATTTGGAGGATAAGTAAATGATTTTAGAACCACTAGCTTGTTTAGCAATGGCAATTTATTTTGAAGCCAGAGGAGAGCCGACTGTTGGGCAAATGGCTGTTGCTCACGTCATAATGAACAGGGTCGAAAGCCCAGATTTTCCTGATACCGTCTGCGGTGTTGTTACTCAGGGCAAGACTTACAAAAGCAATCCTGATTTGCCTGTAAAACATAAATGCCAGTTTAGCTTCTATTGTGATGGGAAAAGCGATAAGCCAAAAAATGATGATGCTCTGTATTGGGCTGAAACCATTGCTTGGGGCGTTTACCACGGTCAGATTTATGATCCGACTGAAGGAGCGGTTTATTATCATGCCGACTATGTTCACCCAGATTGGGCTAATGTGAAACGACCCGTGCGCCAAATATCCAAGCATATTTTTTATAAGGAGCAGTAAATGGCCTATGCAATCCCGCCCAGACTAAGGGAAACAGAAGTGGGAGTTATGGCGGCAGATCAGCTAAAAAAATCTATCTGCATAAATGTCATAGAACTTCACAAAGATTCACGCAATGCCTCGATAAAAGGCAGGGTGCAGAAAGAAAATTCAAATATTGTAGACATAGATGTTCGTCAGACTGATGTTTTCATTATCCACGAGGATTTCGATTGGGTGGATAAGCTAATTCTTCAATGCGCTAAGTCTGCTAATGAACAGTTTGATTTCAACATCACAGGACTAATGGAAAGGCCGCAACTGCTAAAGTATTCCGCACCATCCAAAGGATATGATTGGCATCTCGACATAGGAATGGGTGACGCTTCTACGAGAAAAATAAGTATCTCCATTTTGTTAAATGAGGATTACGAGGGCGGTAATTTGTCTTTCTTCACAGACGGGGAAACAGACATCAAACCAGATTTAGGAACAGCCATTGCATTCCCAAGCTACCTCCCTCACAGGGTTTTGCCTGTAACCAAGGGTGTAAGATGGTCTTTAGTTTGCTGGATAGCTGGAGAGCCATTTAGATGAGCCGCCAATATAAGAATAAAAAGCATCTTGATTGGGTACATGGTCTTAAATGCTCACTGGCTGGAAATAGAGATTGCCTTGGACCTCTGCAAGCCCATCATCTCTTAAAGCCGTGGGAGGGCTTCAGAGGCATGGGAATGAAGGCTTCAGATCGAAATGTTATACCACTTTGTTTGCGTCACCATATCATGCTTCATAAAAGGGGCAACGAATTAGCTTTTTTTCAAGAGATGACAGGTGATGAAGAATATGGACAAAAAGAGGCAAGATATCTTTGGCACAAAAGCCCTCATAACGGAATAGGGCGCAAAGGAAGGAGACCAGCAGATGATAAATGATGAAGATGTAGAAAAGGCTATTGATTACCTACGAGACAATGCAGACCCCGCCGCTCATGCTAGGGCAGAGCGTATTTACATGGAGGAGTTTCGAAAGTCACTCAAAGCTCTCATTATGAAAGAACATATTGAAAAAACAGTTTCTGCACAAGAGCGTGAAGCATATGCTGACCCTCGATATCAAACTCATATTGACGCTTTACGACAGGCCGTGTTCAAAGATGAAAAAGCACGGTTTATGAGAATAGCGGCTGAAGCCAAGATTGAGGCTTGGCGCACCAGTTCAGCCAATCAAAGGGCAATCAGTATTTAACGCTGTCTAAGGGTTTAGCTAAATCTTTCTCAACCATAAGTCCAGCTAAAGTAGCAAGCCTATTTTTCTCACTTACTCCTTTCGAGGTCAGAAAAACTTTGCCGTTGATGCGCTCAACAAAATGGTTTTCTAAAAGGTCTGATAATATCCAATCATAAGGCTCTCTGCCACCAAGCACTGCAATCAGACCGCCGAACCTCGAATTTTGGCGGTTTGATAATATGCTTGCCTTCTTAACTGATCTGCTCATTTTTTGAAAAATTTAGTTGCTGACCTCACTGCAAAACTCGCACTCACAATCACTCCAAGCGTATATTGATAGAACTCAGGCATGACCTCTAACGCCGCAAATCCTTCAGCTACTATTTGTCTTCCCCAATCTCCGCAGAACGCTAGAATAAGTGGTATGCTAAACAAAACGGTTAGCCATTCATCTTTCCATGAGTTTTGACTGCCTTTTGCCATCAACCGCTCCCAATCGGCAGTTGATGTAGCCGCTGATACCATGACGGCGGCTTCCGCTTCCGCTTTAGCTTTTGCTACAGCAGATTTACCGCGTTGTTCTTCAGTCTTTTTGTCCATCCATGAGCCAACAAGCCCACTAATTGGCCCAATCAACGCTTGTATCATATGATACCTCTTAACTGTCTGAGTTGGTCAAAATCTTTTTCTTTCGATCCACCATCATATTCCCACGCATAACCACGCCCAACCATTTCCTCGTTAATGTTCATCTGACCACACATTAGCCAACCAAGCATCCTGCCGTATTTCTCATCTTTTTCTGTTCTGACCCAAAGGCTGGGACAATCTGCCAAACGCCTTTCCAAAAACTCTTTGGCATCCAAGCCAAACTCTTTTTCTTCTAGATCAGTGGTGCGGCTCTCTGGGGCGTCAATACCAGCAAGCCTGACACGTTCTTTTTTGGTGAGGCTAAAGCCAAGATCAATAATTACATCTACCGTATCTCCATCAACCACCCTGACTACTTCTTTGATTTGATACTCATACATCAGTAAATCCTCGTGTCTTCATCTACCAACTTTGGCAAACAATAAGCAGTGATTTCTTGTCCCTGTTTGTGCAATCTTTGAGCGTAGTACACGCAGTCATCAACAGAACGAAAGTGCATATCATTACTGACAAGACGTTTCTCCTCACCGATCCCAACAAAAACAAACAACAAAAAAGCGTGAATCATACATGATTTTTGCCCTAGAAATCCTCGGTATCGTCACCTGTGCGGATCATCTCTGCGACCCTGATAGACCTTGCCCCAACTTGTTTAGCATAATTTGAATCAAGCAATTCTTCAGCGGCAGTTTCATAGTCTCGCCGTTGCAGAGCATCTAAGGTCTTTACGAACCCGTGTAATCTGGACATCCCCATATTGAATACCAAATCTGCCAACGCCCTTTGGCGAACCTCTGACATATCTCTCCACCAAGGAAGGCTTCTATCAAGCTCATCCTCAACAATCTTAATGTCATTTTGCAGGAGGTAATCAACCTCCTCATCTGATAGACCTCTATCCACCAGATTTCTTCCTACCCCTATGGTCTCAATGCCAAGGTGGTCTTTATAAACCTGATTGCGTACACCTTCGTGAAATCTCAACTGCGATACAAACCTGTTGATATTCATATTACCCTCCTTTGCCCAACGCACGATCTAACTTATCTTCAACGCGATGCAGGGCTTCCATTACAGCCCTCATGTCATCCCGCGTATCAGATCGTGTGGCATAATCCTCTCTGGTTCTGTTCAAAAGTATCTCAACTCTCTTCAATTCTCTGGCCTGTGTGCCTAGAAACCAACCGCCGCCCATAACAACAATACCAATCAATCCGTCAATGATATGAGCCAAATCCATCACAACGCCTCCATGCAAGAAATAGATACGCCGTATGTAGATACTTGGTTAGCATCCCACGCAACCATATCGTCCACTAACCTGAACACTCCAACCGTATTAGAAAATGTTGCAGTCGCACCGCTCCCAGCCGCCGCCTTGAGTGATGGCTCAATGGTTACTGAAAAATTACCACTGCCATCAGAGTTTGCATCAGCACAAATCATGTATAGCTTGGCGGCTGAACCCGCGCCTAACTGAACATAATCTCCTGTTTTGACTATGCCTGTGGTGCTGGCTTGGCTTGCTGTATTTAGGTTCAACGTGAAATCGCCTATTGCACCAGCAGAAGCAACTGTGACTGTGGCATTTACCGCTCCTCTAGGTGTTTTTGCATCAGGGTCACCCAAAAGGAATGTTCCACGCTTGCCATGTAATTGGAGTAAAAATGCTTGCCAGTTTGCAACAGTAGCCCTCCGCATGGGCGGCAAGTTCAGATCAACTGTCCAAAGAGCAGATGAAAACTCAGCTACCTGTTGATTGCCAGTGAACGGGGATTGAGACAGGGCTGTTCTGCGCTGTAACGCCCATCTGCTTGTCGTATAAGCTGGGCTGGTTGGTGGCGTAAGTGGGTATGTTGGGGCTGACATGGTTACGCTCCAAATGCACTTGCGACAGGCCCACCGCGTCTACGCTGATCGACAATCGCTGAAATTGTGCTTTCTCTGATAGTTGGTAAAAGATTTACTATCTCCGCTCGAACAGTCTGTGAAACACCAGTCTCAATATTCAAGGTCTGATTTACAACTGTTGATGAACCACCAAGCAAATTCTTGGTATCCATATTGTTTTTTATCGACCCTGTGCTTGATGGCACAAACAGTTCTGGTCCACGCTCCCCGACAAGCATTGGTCCGTGTGCTCTGCCGCCTCCTGCCGCTCCACCAATAGATGCCGTTGGAAGTGCGCCTGATGTCCCTGTCAGACCAAACATGGAATTTATTATCTGATTCACCACCATAAGTTCGAATGCCTTGGATATGATTGTCCTCGTGAAGTTGCTGAAAATATCCTGTAATTTATCCAGATTTATTTTCCCAGACATCATCATGTCTGCAAACGAATTACTTATGTCTGTGGAGGCAGACATCAAAGCTCCTCGAACCGCTTGGAACATGGGGTCAGCCATTCTTATTTCTTCTTTGATTTTTTCTAATGCCTGAGTTGCATTGGGCAAAGCCCTTTCGCCGAACTCATCAATTGCCTCTGTCAGCAATCTTTGTTTTTCTTCTAAATCTGTTTCAGCGTCTGTCATTTCGCTGATGATATCTTTTGCGGCTTGCTTTCTTTCGTTGGCCGCATCTTGTACTTGGTTTATTTCTTCCTGCGTGTTTTTGAAGTCAACAATGGCGGCAATCAACTTCTTTATTTCTTCGATCTGGTCTGTTGTAAAATCACTATCACCAACAATTCTCTCAAGCATTGAGGCTTTTTCATTTCCAGCCATACCCCCTGCCCTTAGAATGTTTATCTGTGTATTCAGATTTTTTACCACTCCCTCGAAATCTGTTAGTGTGTCATTCGCGTCCTGAAATCCACGTAGTTCGTTTAGCAGAGCAATTATTGCATCTTTTTGATCCAAAAATGCTTTGCCAGCAATTCTTGCATTCTCAGCACCAGCCTCCAAAGTTTCTGGCAATTCAACTTGCGCCAAAAGACCCGATGAACCCAATGCTTGGATCAGAGCTTCATCATAACCAAGAAAAGCTAATTTTGCATTTTTGACGTCATCTTTAAGGCCCACAATGGCTTTGTCAAAATCCTCATACTTTTCGGGTGCTTTTTCCGCTGTCTTTAGATTTTCATTCATAGTTTTAGACAGCTCGTCTAAATCTCCCTCAAGAGCCTTGACTGCATTTTCCAACATTTCAAACTCAGGAAAAGCGTCTGCTAAAAATCTTCCAAGTGCTACGAGCTGTCTGCCAAGGAACAGGATGGCTTCAGTAACTAATCTGAGCGGGGCAACAACTGCAAATATAGCTCCAGCCATCACCGTTCCTATCAAGTGTACTACTGGTTTCAAAATTACTGCTACTTGCATCAAGGTGTCAGACAAGAATGTAAATGCAGCGGTAAGCCCAACTCCCCCTATGCCCTCTCCCAAAGCTAGTTTCAGATTTGTCATAGCAATGCCCAGATTAGACATGGACACAGAAAGGTTTGCGGCGGCTCGATCCATACCACCGCCAAATCGTTTGTCCAATCCAGCTTGCAGGGCTGTCATTATTTGTTGTGCGCCTTCAGCAGTTTGGCCCAACTCTGAAAGCTCCATTCTAGTTTTGCCGATCTCCTCTTGAAGTATCGTATAAACTGGAATGCCTTGCGTCTGAAGCTGTTCAAGCTCTTCAAGGCCCAAACCTCCACCAACCGCTCTAGTAGCGATCCTGACCATTGCTTCAAAGGCCGCTACCCTGTTTGTTGTTGCGGCGGCGGCATCGCCAAAAGTGGTGAGGAGTTTTTCAGTGGGAGCAATCCCCGCTCCTCCCAACTGAATAAATGCTTTAGATAATGTTTGAATATCAAATGGAGTGCGTTGAGCAAATGTCTGAATAAAAGACATAGCCGCTTCACCTTGTTCCATTCCTCCGAACACGGTTCCAAGCGTCATTTCTAAATCTTGAAATTGTGCCGCTGTCCTCGCAACATCAACACCAAGAGCAACTATTGCGGCTCCAGCCACCGCGCCTATTACAAGATGCAAACCTTTGAATTTAGCCGTGAGGCCACCAACCACTCCCCCAACAGTCGAAAGACTGCGGCTCATTCTGGTTCCAGCTTGAGCGGTTGCCCTTTGTGATACAGCAAGTTGCCGTCTTAGGTTACTAAGATCAGCCTCAATTTTTACTATTAGGGTGTCAACAGTTGTTGCCGCCATCAGTCAGGATACCTTTCCATCATATCCTCAAGTTCACCCTGCGAAAGTGGCGGCGGTTTACCACCTGAGTGAAACTCTGAAAATCCTTCAACTGCCATAAAAAATTCCTGAAAACTCATATCCCAAAAATCTGTTGGTCTGATCTGCAGTTTTCCTAAACCCAACCGCATATAATCATCCCAAGGCAATTCATCTACAACAATGCTCCCGCCTCGTCTGCGTTTCCCTCATCACCGCCAGCCCCAAGCGCAAGGGCCAGTATTTCACCGCATTGAGCAATCCCAATCGCAAGCCCAGCGTTCCAGACCGCTTTGCCTATAGACTTTTCATTCACGTCATTACCGCCAGCCTTTATGACAGGCGTCAATATTCCGACCACTTCAAAAGTCGATATGTCGGCTTCAGAAAGGGATTGTGCAATCTTCACAACGCCCTTCCCCATCTGACGCTCTATTCTCATTATGACGTCAAGTGTGACCCTGCCATCGTAAGTCTCGTCACCCAGAACTATCTTCAGTTCCCCTCTTTTCGGGTTTGTCATTTTTGTTTCCCTCAGTTTCTACCAAGAATGTTTCGCCCCTTTGGGCAACATCGTTAACACTCGCGGCAATGTATTTTTCATCACCACACTCAATAGTATCTCCAACCTTTATTTTACAGGCGCAAGACACTGAAAAAACAAAAGCTGAATCAGAGGACTTCATCATAGCCCCCCAATCCTTGCCTTTGATTTTTACATCTACAATAGACCAAGCCATTTTTTAGACCGTAGCAAATGTAATTGCGCCGCTTGATTCCAAGGTGATTGAATATGTTACTTCACCATTGTACTCACCAGCATATTCCAGACTTGATACCATGAACGCTCCTGTGTAAGTGCCAAAGTCTGGAACGATAACTTGAAAGTTACTAAAACTTGACGCCCCAAATTTTCCTCTGAGTGTGGTTTCTGATGCCGCGTCTGTGAACACTCCAGAACCAGAAATGGTTGTGGATTGCACTCCTCCATTTGCAAGCAAAGCTCTTAGGCTAGAGCTGTCCTTATTAGTTACATCTACAGCTTCATCGTTCATAGTGATAGAAGTCGAACGCAAACCACCGATAGTTGTGAAGGCTTCTGGCGAACCAGCGTTGCCAATCTTCAAAAGTAAGGCTGAACCTTTTTGTGCCGCCATGTCTAATCTCCTTTAACTGTCTGACACAACGGCACGAAATCGCATGATCCCATGCCGCGTTATTCCATCTGCATCAACCAGTGTTGTAAGAAACTCCTGTTTCATATTCACTGACTGACCGCCTGAAACACTCAGGCTTGAGTCATTAAGGGTATCATAAATTTGTTTCATAATCACCTTAATCTCTTTGCGGCCACGGTATTGTGACCATGTGTGTATAGTAAGCGTATGTTCGTGCATATCCAAAGTGTTTGTTGAAACATTGTTTGATGTCTCCTCCCCGATGGTTATGTATGGGTAAGCTGTACCTTCTGGAACCTCATCAAAAACACCTGTGATTGCAGACCCAGCCGCATCTGTTATGCTTGCGCTGTTCAACGCTGAAAATATTGTTTTTTGTAACTCAAAACTGTGAATAGACATTATTTTGCCTTTATCATTCTTCTTTCTAATTGTCTTATTTTGGATAAATTTGAATCAAGAGCGGGTTGCATAAAAGGTCTTGCCGCCATCTTCGTGGTTCCAAACTCAAGAAAAACAGAATAATCTGCCGTGCTTTCAACAGAAGCCCCAAGACCGTCCGTGTCAATATTTAGGAATATATGATTAACTAGAAAGCCTGTATCGCTTGCTGGAGGCTCACCAGAGGCCGATGAGGTGTGTGTCCTGCGGGGTTTGTACAGTTCATATGTAACGCCGCTCTTTGCGCCTTGTGCGATGCTTTCCACGGCTGTGTTGCGAACCAAATTTCCAGCCTCACCAACTAATTGTTTAGCGTTGCGCGTGAGTTGCTTTACTGCTTTGTCAAACTTGGGGCTTCGAATTGTTTTTACTTTAACACTGCTCATTATGTCGCCACGCCCTCCGTCACCATCACTTCTAGATATTTATCGCGTTCACCAATATTGCTTATCCTATTTATGTTGAAAAGTCTGGTATAACTTGTTCCATCTACTGAAAAGGCATAGAGTATCCTATGCGTAACTTTCAAGTCTCTGCGAAATCGAATTGTTATCTTATGAGTTGTCCTTGGCTCTATCTGATCTCCAAAAAACCTCTCTCCACCACCTTGCGCCTCTATACTACCGAATGTTGTAGCAAAAGTTGAAAATGCTCCAGATGATCCCCCCGCCCCATCTGCACTGGTTGCTTTGCTTTGGAGTTGTAGGGAATGTTGCATTTTCCCAATAGACATCAATAACCCCCGCCAAACGCGCTTTTGCCGTATCGCATTATTAGGTAGGGCTGTAGCAGATTAGATATCATTGGACTTATTTTTGTTGCACGTCCCTCATCTTCCCCTCTGTGTTCATACAGAAATGTTATATATTCTAGCATTGCAACACGAATAGCCTCTGGCACGTCTGTGGTGTTTGT